GGCAGGCTAAAAAGTCTCGTTGCGGAAACTGCGCTGCTTTCATTCAAACCCCTAAGATGCTTGCTTGCATTGAATCTGGTCTTGAGATGAACGGCACAGAGATGGATGCTTGGGAAGTCATTGATGCTGGCGACTTAGGCTATTGCGAAGTGTTTGATTTTAAGTGTGCTTCCAAGAGGACTTGTGAGGCATGGATTAGTGGTGGGCCAATAACCGAGGATGAATATGATGGGAACGACAAATCAGCAAGCGTTGGAAATGATGCAGAAACTTATGCAGAAGAAGACTAAGCCCATGCCTGAGCGTGGTGAGCGTACTGCAAAGAACAAAGCAAAGAAGCCAAAAAAATGAAAATGACAAAAGCTGGTCAGAAGAAAGTTGGCAAGGTCATGGGTGAGTACAAAGAAGGTACTCTGCACTCTGGCAAAGGTGGCAAGGTTGTAAAGAGCCGTGACCAAGCCATTGCTATTGCTATGGCAGAAGCTGCTAAGAAAATGGGTAGAATGAAATAACTAAGTCTGCTCGTTGTGAGTAGATACTAACTTGACCAACCCTAGAGGAGTCAAACAAAATGATTGAAAAACAATCAAACATTTCATATCGTGGTGGCGCACGAGAAGGCGCAGGAAGACCAAAGGGAAGTCTTGATAAGGGCAATGCTGTTCTTAGAGAGATGATTCTGGAGGCACTAGAGGGCGCAGGTGGAGTTGCTTATCTCGTAGAGAAGGCAGAGACACACCCACAGGCTTTCATGGGACTAATCGGTAAGGTCTTACCACTCCAAGTAACTGGAGAAGAAGGTAAAGACATTCAGATAAGCGTCCAATGGCAGAAGTAATTGAGATAGCCTACAAACCCAGAGAACAACAACTTGCTATCCATGAACTGATGGACAGTAAGCGTTTTGGCGTTGTCGTTGCTCATAGGCGCATGGGTAAGACAGTCTCTGCGATTAACCACTTAATCAAGGATGCTCTGCTCAACCAAAAGGAAGCCCCTAGATACGCCTACATAGCCCCTACCTACGGACAAGCTAAGAGGGTGGCATGGGACTACCTTGTTAAGTACGCAGAGCCTCTGGGTGGCACTAGCAATATCTCAGAGTTAAGGGTGGACTTCTGGGGTAGGCGCATCCAGTTGTTTGGCTCAGACAATCCAGAAACCCTCCGAGGACAATATTTCGATGGGGTCATTCTCGATGAAATTGGTGACCAGAATCCTAAGATATGGACAGACATTGTTAGACCTGCATTAGCTGATAGAAAGGGCTGGTGTCTCTTTATTGGTACGCCAAAGGGACACAACCACTTCAAAGAACTGCGAGACAGGGCAGAGAAAGAGGATGGATGGGGATTGCTAGAGTTCAAAGCCTCAGAGACAGGTGTAGTGGATGACACAGAACTAAAGGCTGCTAAGAATGAGATGGGTGAGGATAAATACCGCCAAGAGTTTGAGTGTAGCTTTGACGCTGCTGTAGAAGGCTCTTACTATGGGCAAATCCTCAATGAACTAGAAGAAAAGAAGCATATGCAAGAGATTCCCAGAGAGGAACTAAGCAGAACTTTTACTGCTTGGGACTTGGGAATGGGTGACTCTACGTCTATCTGGGTGGCTCAGTTAGTGGGTACTGAGGTCAGATTGTTGGACTACTACGAGAATCACGGAGTTGGCTTAGACCACTACGTTAAGTGGATTAAGGACAATGACTATCTCAAAGCAGAGCATATTCTGCCCCATGACGTTAGGGTCAGGGAACTTGGGACAGGTAAGAGCCGACTAGAAATGCTTGAAGAAGCTGGTTTAGAAGTCAAGATTAGTCCCAGAATGGGACTAGACGATGGCATCCAAGCAGTAAGACGATTGCTGCCAAGGTGCTGGTTCAATGTTCCTAAAGTGCAAACAGGGCTGAACTGCCTGAGAAACTACCGCAGAGACTACGATGAGAAGCGTAAGATATTCTATGAAAGACCACTACACGATTGGTCTAGTCATGGCTCTGATTCGTTCCGTTACTTAGCCCTTGGATTGGATGAAGGACATTCAACATGGTCTAAGCCGATTAACCAAACTCCGAAATGGATTGTCTGATGTATGTAACTATGCAGGGGGTAAATCTAGGCCCTAAAGTAAAAGAACTTGAAAAACGTGTCGAAATGCTTGAAAATATGGTAAAAGAGTTACAATTGGATAAACCCCGAATGGGTCGCCCTCCAAAGGACAAGCATGGTACAGAACGAGTTAATGTCGATAATCCAATCAGAGATTGATGATGCAATTGGATTTATTGAAAGCGAAACTGTTGAACAGCGCAAACAGGCTCTGGAGGCTTATCTACGACAGCCATATGGTAATGAAGTTGAGGGTAAATCTCAAATCGTTACTGGAGAAGTGGCAGAAGCGATAGATGGTGCGCTGCCTAGCTTAGTTCGTATCTTTACAGGCTCAGACAATATCGTAGTCTTTGAGCCACAAGGCCCAAGGGATGAAGCCTCTGCAAAGCAAGCTACTGATTACTGCAATTGGGTTTTTAATCGTGATAACGCTGGTGTAGCTATTCTGCATGATTGGTTCAAAGATGCCTTGATGCAAAAGAACGGCATCGTTAAGGCTTATTGGGAAGATAAAGAAGACATTACTAAAGAGCGTTACTTTGACTTGTCTGATGACGAGTTAGCAATGCTGATGAGTGATGAGACTATGGAGATTGTCGAGCAAGATACGACAGAGTTTCCAATCATTGACCCAATGGGACAGCCAGTTGTTGACCCTATGGGTATGCCTGTGATGGCTTCTACACATAACGTAGTTGTCCAACAAAAGAAAAAATCAGGCAAAGTAACGATTGAGAATGTTCCTCCAGAGGAGTTCTTGATTAGCAAGAAGGCTAGAACTATTGCTGATTCGCCTTTCGTAGCACACAGACAGATGTTGACTCGTAGTGACTTGGTTGCTATGGGCTTCAACAAGAAGCAAGTTGAAGGCTTGCAGATGGGTGATGCTTTGGCGTACACACCAGAGCGTGTGGCTCGTTACTCTGCTGGTGAGCAACCTTACCAAACTCAGACTGATGACCCATCAATGCAAGAGATTGAGGTCTTTGAGTGTTATGTCAAAACTGATATGAATGGCAAGGGCATTGCTGCTCTGACTCAAGTCTTTTACGCTTCTAATGAGATTCTGCAAGATGAGGATGGTAAGGAAATGGTTGAGGAAGTGGACTATGTTCCTTTCCACTCAATCTGTCCTATTCCAATTCCGCACAAGTTCTTTGGTAACTCACTAGCTGACAGAACAGTTGACCTACAGTTAATCAAGACCACTATCACTCGTCAGATGTTGGATAACTTATATCTGACAAACAATGCACGAGTTGTTGCGGTAGAAGGTCAAGTAAACCTAGATGACTTGCTGACTTCTACTGCTGGTGGTGTTATTCGTGCCAAGTCACAAGGTGCTGTTCAACAGTTAGTTGTTCAGAACGTGGCTAATCAGGCTTTCCCAATGCTTCAGTATCTGGACACAGTACAGTCCAAGCGTACTGGTGTATCTGATGCTTCACAAGGTTTAGACCCTGCTATCTTGCAGAACGTGACTGCTGCTGCGGTTGCCTCGATGCAACAAGCTGGCGCAGGTAAGATTGAACTGATGGCTCGAATCTTTGCTGAGACAGGTGTTAAGTCTTTGTTTCAAGGCATCTTGCACTTGCTCTGTAAGTATCAGGACAAAGCACGAATGGTGCGTATGCGTGGCGAGTTCGTAGAGTTTGACCCTCGAACATGGGCTAACCAATATGATGTGTCTATCAATGTTGGTTTGGGTGCTGGTAACCGACAAGAGCAGATGGCTATGTTGTCTATGGTTCTTGCTAAACAAGAGCAATTGATTGCTCAGTATGGCCCTGCTAATCCTTACGTTTCACCTGCTCAGTATCGTGGCACATTAGGACGCATGGTAGAGATTGCTGGCTTTAAAGATAGTGCTGAGTTCTACAAGCCTATTACGCCAGAGCAAGACCAAGCGTTGAGCAATCCTCCTCCACAACAACAGCAGATGCCTCCAGAAGTGCAAGCAATCATGGCTCGAACACAGGCTGAGATACAGGCTAACCAAGCCAAAGCACAAGCTGACATTCAGTTGAAACAACAACAGATGCAGATTGATACAGAGATGGCGCAACAGAAGGCTGCTGTTGAAATGCAGATGATGCGTGAGAAAGAGGCTGCTAAGTTGCAATTAGAGCGTGAGAAACAACAGGCTTACTTTGCTATGAAGCAACAAGAGTTTGAAGCAGAAGCACAATTGAAAGCAATGAAGATTGGTGCTGGCATTACATCTAACGTAGAGATTAGGGGTTAATCATGGCTACAGCACCAGTATATTGGTCAGACAAGTTAGTTAAAGAGTACATCGACAAAGAGTTTGCAGGTAAAACTGGAGTTGAATTGTGGAACGCTGTAGCTGATGAAGCTGCTAAACAAGGCGTTCCAGCAGAACAAATTGGGCGTGTGCTTGGGTTTGATACTGCTGCTGTTAATCAATACGCTACAGACATTGGTAAGCCACTTGTTGCAGAACAAAAAGCACTCACAGATGTAATTGATTACGCCTATAACACTCAGTTTGGGCGTGATGCTACGGCTAAAGAAGTTGCAGATGCTACGACATATTTAACAACTGGCGGTAACTCTGTAGCTGGAACTGGTGCATTGAACTACACCACAGAAGGCTATAACTACGACACACAAAGCATTATCTCTGGCTATCGTAGTGCATTAGGGCGCAATCCTACGCAGACTGAGTATGTTTCTGCAATGGCTAACTTGGGCTACAACCCATACGATGCTTCTGTTCTTGGTGAGGCTGGTAAGTTATCGGCTAATGTTGCTGCGCTAGAGAGTGACCCATTTGCAGGGCGTATTGCAAACGTCAACCCTTATGGGACTTATGACATTAACACAATGACCACTAAGTTGGACTCTACATTGCCAAACATTTCTCAAAATGTTGCAGGTAATAGTGTTCAGTTTATTAGTCCAGTTACACAAAGACCAATTACCACTTCATTTGTAAATGGTAAGTTAGTAGTCAAAGATGGCGTAGATACATTAACTGGTGAGCAAGCACAAGCTGCTATTAACTTAGCTTTGAATACTGGTGCGTTGACAGGTACTGAGTACAAAAACCTAACTGGTGCATTGGCTAGTGCTAAATCAATGGACGATGTTTATGCAGCATTTGGTACACCACAAGCAGTAGCAGCACTAGACCCTAACTATGGTTTCCAGTTAGGTGTAGGTAAGACACTAGCGCAAGCACAAGAAAACTCTGTGGGAGTTCAAGCATTAGTTGACGCTGCTGCTGCTGCCAATGGCGGTAGATTACCTGCTAACTTTTCTGTAGCTAACATGGCTAAGACTGCTGGAGTTCCATTCCAGTTTGGTCAAGATGTTTACAACAAGTCTTTTACAACTGATGCAGGTACGCCAATTACAACATTGGCTAAGTCTCCAACAGTTATGTATAACCCTGCGACTCCTAACGCACCATTTAACTTTAACCCTGCAAACATTTATCAAGCACCAATTACAGCAGGTCAAATGCGTGAGTTGTTTCCGTCATTTGGCGAATCTAAGCGTTTAGCACAGGGACTGATTAACGAGCGTCCATCTACACAAAGCATTGTGAACATGATTCAAGGCGCACCAATTAACGCACCAATGGGTAATGTTGCACAAACAGCAATGCCAACTGGAGTTAATACAGCTATGCCAACAGGCTTGCAAGCTGGTATGCCAATGGGCAATCAGTCATTGGCAAACATTCTTAGCATGATTTCTAAGTGAGACAAGAATGAACTATCAAGAACTGGTTAGCTTAGTTAATGGGGATAATCCTCAAGCTGCAACATATCAGGACATTGTTTCTGGTATCCAGAGCCAGTATCGTCCACAGACTAGATTC